CTGAAACGCCAGCGTTATTTTGTGGGTTGTATGCGTTGTAGATTTGGCGTCCGCCTGAATCTTTTGCACCAAGTAACAATGACCATTGACCTGTACCTGCAATGTATGCACTTGCAAGTTCACCAGTTGCTAAGTAAGCGGCTGGTGCTTCAGTGGATACAAAGGAAATAATTCCGTCTGAAGAAGCTGCAGTTGTAGAAGCTTGTGTTCCACCTGCAGTTAGAGCAGCAATTACGGCTGCGTCTGTTGCTTTGTTGTATGCGCGTTGCATATTGTCAAGCATTGCTTGGAAGAAAGAAGGGTCACTCCTCTCAAGAAGCTCTATAGAATATCTTTGCAATCCACTGTATTTTTTTACAGTCAAATTGGTATAAGCAGAAACAATTCCTGTTTCTGAAGGTGCATCAGCTTCTGCAGTTTCTGCGACTGTACCAGAAGTTGTGATTTTTGGCACAGAGATTGTCATACCCGCGGATGGGAGTGCACGTGATCCGATTGCGTCGATTGCTGGACGTGAACCAATCAAAGTATCAACAACTGTTGAAACGTATTGTACTGGTTTGAATGCTGGGTTTGTGGTGAATGAATCATCAGCTGCAGTCATCATGTTTGCGGCTTGTGCTTCTGCATGAGCTACGAATGTTGCTGATTCTTGATTACCAAGTTTTGCTTTAATGCTGTGTTCTAAGAATGAAGCCTTTGAGTTAATTGGGCTTCTTGGTGCTGTGAAGATGTTAGGACGCACGTTGCGTTCTTTAGCTTCAACAGCAGGAACGGCTACAGCTTCTACAGCTTCGTCTTCCTTTACTTCTGGGGTTACTTCGTTTGACACGATAGTATCCTCGCTTTCTGTTGGTTGTGAAATATCTGCTTTTGCAGCTACTTCGGTTATTTGTGCATGTTCACCAAATGCTGGAAATGTTACGTGTGAAACTTCTTTTAATGTAGCTGCATTAACAATTACATTTTGGTCGTTTGTAACAAAGTCGTCGATTGTTGCACCGATTGAGAAGCCTGTGCGTAATCCGTCTTGTGCTTCTATTAGTGCGTCGTCGCCTGCGTTGGTTCTTGCAATTTTGAATGTTCCAACTATTCCTGTGCTGGTTTCTTCAAATGATTTTAGTTTTCCGATTGGTTTTCCCATATCGTGTTCTGTAAATAATTTAATGCCGTCTTCTATTTTTAATGATCCAGCGTTAAATACTACGTCACCCATATTGGTGTGACCAACTTTTCCAAAAGGTACTATCACGCCTGTGAGTTCTCTTTTGCTTGTGCTTGCTGAGATTATGTCAGTACTAAATTTAATTAGGGTCATTGACTAAATCCTCTCTTTCTCTTGCTTCATCTACTGTCATTACACCTAGTGGTATTAACTTCTGGTAAATATCGGCTCTTTCGTTTGCACTTGGACTGTAGAATTCTTCTAAGTCAAATTTGACGATTGAGCCTCTTGGTGTGATGTCATTATCTGAAAGTCTTTGTGTTATACAAGCCATTAAAGGTCTTAATGACATGTCAATTAGGTTTCTTCTTTCAGCTGTGACGTTGGAATATGTCATGCTTCCGCCAGCGTTTCCGCCGACATAGTATTCAGGTAAATTACATGCCCTAGCAATTTCAGAAGCCATATATTGACGTGCAGCGTTTAGCGTTAATTGTTCTGGGCTAAAGCCAATGCTTTGAAAGTCGATTGTGTCATTAACAAAAGCAGTTCCACGTGTTTGTCTGGCAAGTTTCCAAGAATCTAATAGGGCTGTAACTCTTTCTGCTGGCATAGGCAAGTTTGATTTCAACACAACGTTAGGTGTTGGTTCTTCTGCAAATCTTTTAACTGCCTTTTCTAATGCCAAAGCAGTAAGAATAGTTGTTCCTGCTCTGTTTAATAATCCTTCGTCATATCCTGTAAATGGTATTAGTGAACCAAGTCCTGAATTAGGTAATACTGCATTGTCAAGTGTGTAACCTGTTACGTTTGTACTTGATTTGTCTAAAACTTTTCCAATACGACTTGCTGAAACCCATTGTGCGCTTAATGGGCGTCCGTCGTTACCAAGTTCAAGTATTTGTAAATATCCGTTGCCTGTGAATAATAAATCTTCGGCTAAAAATGTATATACAGATTGTCCAGTCATTCTTGGGTCTGGTTGTCTAATAAAAGGTGGGAGTGCTACTTCTGAGTTGTTTGATTCGCGTCTTACTTCTAATGGTAATGATCCGATTGTTGCGCAAATTATGTTTCTAGCTCTTGCTACTGCTGGTACTTGCATGGCTTGGGAACGTAAAACACTTGTTACGCCATACATTCCAAATGGTTGTGAATAATCTTGATAGTTGTAAGGGGCTACAGCTGCGTCCATTTTGTTGGCGTCGTCTTGTGGTGTGATACCAAGGAGATTTTGGAAGAAGCCCATAACTTCTAATTCTTTACTATAACGTTATGTAAGTCAAGCACCTAAGCAACTACAATGTCTTGGTTTTGTGACCTTGTTCCGTATTGTTCTGCTTTGCCAACTGCAAGAATCATTGAGATTGCAGCTGTTGAAGGTTTGCGTCTCATTACATACCATGCACCTGTGTCATTTGATTTCTTTATGCAACTATTAACACTTTCAGATAGTTCAGGTTGATTAGAGTGAGCTAGTCGTCCACCCGACATGGCACTTAATACTTGGTCGCAATTCACGTAATAGTCTGAGCCTTTGATTACGTTTGCGTTTATGCCTGCTTGTTTAAGTTTGGCTACTACCGAGTCACCTGTGAATCTATTTGCTATGACTTCTTCTGCGTTGTAGTGCTTTGCCCATTCGGCTATGCGTCCTGCTATAAATAGATCATCTATTGGTGAGTCTTGGTCTTGATATTCCATTAAACCTACAGCTATAGATTTGTCTTCAAGTACTTGTGAACCTGTTAAAGCCCATGAGTTACGTTCTGGACTTATTTCAACACCAAGCCAAGTTGGTCTGTCGGGCTTTAATGATAAGTTTGGTTGCATACAAGAATTCCATGCACCTTGTTCCCATGCTGAGTTCATTGTTTCTACCCATTGGCATAAAACTTCTGTTTGAAATATTTCTGGTGGGTCACTTAGTCTTGCTTTGATTGCGTCTACTGAGATTGTTCTTCCTAATGCGGGGTTTGCTTCTTTCCAACCTTCAATGTCACTTAATTTTCTATGCGGTGAGGCTGACCATTCCATGAAACATAATGGGTCATCAAGGTTCTTTTCAATTTTGTCTAAAGCCCGTTGTCTCATGGCATTAAGTACTAACGAATAGTGGTCGCCTGCGTTTGATATGCCCCAAAACTGTGAATTAGGTCTGGCGTTCATTGTGAACACAAGAGCTGAGTATGCGTCGTAAGTTTTCTGTTGTCTAAGCTCATCAAGTATTACTAGATCAGATGAAAGACCTCTTGCCCCACCTGAGTTGCTTGCTACAATTTTGTAACGCATGCCATTTTTTAGCATTACTTCTTCTCGTCCGTTTGCCCTTGTTACGTGTTTAACTTTTTTACGTAACCAGTCATAGTTATCTATTACTTCTACAACCTTCTTAAAAGTTTCTAATGATAAATCTCTGGTTTGAGCACTTGCTATCTGTAGTTCCTCGTCCCATAAAAATAGGCCTGCCAAGATTCTCATTCTAAGTAAATGTGTTTTACCATTTTGTCTAGCTGCAATAGCAAGCACATTTTTGTAAGCCCAAGTTCCGTCGGGTTTAATCTTTGAGGCTTCGTTGATTAGATACTCTTGCCATTCAAGCAAAGGCATATCTATTTGTCGCGCAAACTCTGCGACTTCGTTACCTCTAGTTGGGAGAGCTGTTGGTGTGGTCTGAATTCTCGGGGTTGAGTTTCCTAAGATCGTCAAGTGTGTCTTCACCTGCTTCAAGTTCTGGTTTTTCTTTACGACCAAACAAGCTGAGACCATACTTGTCTAACCCAGACTGTAACTGTGATAAGTATTTAATTTCTTCCATAGGTTTTAACAAACCAGAGTCCAGAACACCTGCAATAGTGAACAGAGCTGCAATACCAGCAAGGTCAAGTTCAGTTATGAAGCCCTGACGTTGTGCTTCTTCAGTTGCCTTATCAAGTGCAGGCAAAATCCTTTGTTTTTCTTCTCTTAAGCCCATTTAGTTCACCTTTGGCTTTTCAAACGGACTTTTAAGACATTCTGGGGAGAAAAACAT